TTTTAGATGAAAATAATAAAATTATAGAATATATAGAACTAAAGCCTACATCTGAGGAAAACGAACGATTAATATGTGAATATGTAAATCGTAAGATAGACCTCAAAGGAATAAAAATTCGTTTTGTGCATTATAGTAAAGAAATAAAAAAACATTTAACAAATTCAATTGTAGAGAAAATTGGTATAAAAGAATTTAATCGCATAACAACAGAATTTAAAACAGCATCGCCTAAGATTCAAGTTCAAAGTTTCCCCGGTGAATTAAATGGTATGCACGGAAAAGTCCATAGTTCAGAAACAAGATTACTTATAGGTAAATCTTGCGCTAGGCCTGGTGAATTAAATGGTATGCATGGACGAACACATACTAAAGAAGTCAGAGAAGATATTTCTAAAAAATCTAAATGGAAAAATCCTACTGATAAAAAGAAAATGCAACAAAAAGGAATGATAAATCATTTCTCCAAAATTGCAGAGTCAGAACAAAGAAAGATTTTAGCTAAATATATGAGTGATATCTTAAATAATATTAAATGTATTAGACCGAATTTTATCAATAGAGCCTATACATTAAAAATAGATAAGATAGTTGATTTATTTGGTTCAATTGATGCATTTAAAGTTAAAATGAAAGAGTTAAATTATGGTTAGAATACTTAACGAATATTATTCTTTCGATCAAGCAAAATGTCTAGTTGAAGCTGAAGGTAAAGATGAGTTTACCGGAAAAGCTAAAAATTTATATATGCGCGGTATTTTTATTCAAGGCGGTATTAAAAATCACAATCAACGTGTTTATCCCGTTAGAGAGATCACCAAAGCAGTAGATCAAATAAATGAAGTACTGCGCAAAGGAGATCCAATTTTGGGAGAGTGTGATCATCCTGAAGAGCTTAACATAAACCTTGATCGTGTGTCACACTTGATCACAGAAATGTATATGGATGGCCCAAATGGATGTGGTAAACTAAAGATCTTAGATACACCGAAAGGTCAAATTATAAGAACTTTATTAGAGAGTGGGGTAAAATTAGGTGTTTCTAGTAGAGGTTCTGGAAACGTAACAGATAGTGGAGATGTTTCGGATTTCGAAATTGTAACCGTTGATATTGTTGCTCGGCCTAGTGCTCCTGAAGCGTATCCAAAGGTTGTTTATGAAGCTTTGAATATGCGTACAAGAGGTCCTATTATCGAAGATTTAGCCTATGCTGCAAAGCACGATCCCAAGGCGCAGAAGTTTTTAAAAGCAGAACTTCTTAACTGGATCAATAGTTTAAAATGCTAGTGAATGCCTAAGGAGTGTCCACAATGGAAAATGGTTTAAAAGAGCTTTTGGAAAACGCGGTGCTTAGTGAAGAAACTAAGACAGCATTCCTTGAAGCTTGGGATAATAAAATTAATGAAGTTAAGGCTTCTCTTAAAGAAGAAGTCGAAACTCAGGTAAGAGAAGAGTTTGGCGCTCGATATGAACAAGACAAGCATAACCTCGTAGAAGCTATGGATAACATGCTTTCTGATGCTGTTAAGAAACATGCAACAGAAACCTTCGAGGCTGCAAGAGCTTTAAAAGAAGAGCGATCAAAACTTACGAAAGCGATTAAGGAAACACGAGTAGCTTATAAAACTCGAGTTGCTGAACACGCCAAAGTGCTTGAATCCTTTGTACTTAATCAACTAGGAAGTGAAATTAAGGAATTTACACAGGATCAGAAAGCAGTAATGGCCCAACGAGTATTGTTAGCCAAGCAAATCCGCGAGGCAAAGACACATTACAAAGTAAAAGTCCAGGAGCATATGGCCAGTCTCCAGAATTTCGTACTTGCTAAACTTAATGAAGAATTAAAAACAGTTAAGGTGCGAGAACAAGCATTAGCAGAAAGCAAGATTCAACACGGTAAGCGTTTGAACGAGCATCGCAAGTCGCTCAACGAACAGGCTGCACAGAGAGTCAACAAGCTAGAAGCTTTTGTGGTTAAACAACTTTCTGAAGAAATTAACGAATTTAAACAAGACAAGAAAGCTCTTGTTGAGATGCGTGTAAAAATGGCTTCGGAAGCTAAAGCTAAATTGGATGAGACAAAGAAAACATTCATTGCTAGAGCTAGTAAACTCGTAGAATCTACTGTTGAATCTCATCTCCGTAGGGAAATGACTCAACTCAAGGAAGACATCAGAACATCACGCGAAAATATTTTTGGACGCAGATTATTTGAAGCTTTCCAGGTAGAGTATATGACTAGCTACCTAAGTGAAGGTACTCAAGTTAAGAAGTTGAGCGGAAAATTAACGGAAGTTCAAAAGCAGTTGGCTGAGGCAACAAAACAAATATCTACTCAGAAGCAACTAAATGAACAAGCCCAAAGGAAAGTTGCACTTTCAGAAGAAAGAGCAACCCGTGTTAAGACTTTAAATGAGCTTCTTCGTCCATTGAATAGAGAAAAAAGAGAAGTAATGGAAAACTTATTAGAGACGGTTAAGACATCGATGCTCAAAGAAGGATTTCAAAAATATCTCCCAGCAGTTATGAATGAAACTGCTAAGGATACTAAGGGTCGTCGAGTTTTGACAGAGGCTGCCCCATTACAAGAAAAAAGAACAATCGCTGTAACAGGCAACCGCACTAACCGACTGGCCGAATCTGTCCGCTCGGAAGAAACACAAGACCAGAGCGCCGAAATCATTGCATTACGCCGTCTGGCTGGAATTGAAAAATAAGGAGTTATTCTACGATGAGTAAGCTTTTTGAAAGCAATTGGAAGGCCACCAGAGAGGCTCTATGCGAAGGCAGAGACTTAATGGTAAACATGGACGGCACTCCAAACCCAAATAAGAGAAAGGTCATGGAGACTGTTTTAGAAAACACTCGTCTTGATCTAATGCGCAGATCCCCATTAATGGAAAGCGCAACAGCAGGAGCAACAAATTCTGGTAACGTTGCGACCTTAAACAAGGTTATTCTCCCAGTAATTAGACGTGTTATGCCAACAGTTATTGCTAATGAAATCATCGGCGTACAGCCAATGACTGGCCCTGTTGCACAGATCCACACTCTACGTGTACGTTATGCAGATAACGTAGGCGGAGCAAACGGCGTAATCGCCGGTGCTGAAGCTTTAAGTCCATTCGATATTGCACGTTTTTATTCTGGTAATGAAAATCCTGCACAGCCAATGGGTTCTCCAACAGCAGTACTTGAAGGTCGTCCTGGCAATCGTTTGTCCATTCAGATCTTAAAGGAAACAGTTGAAGCTAAGACTAGACGTCTAAGCGCACGTTGGACTTTTGAAGCTGCTCAAGACGCACAAGCTCAGCAAGGTATTGATATCGAAGCTGAAATTATGGCTGCTTTAGCACAAGAAATTACAGCAGAAATTGACCAAGAAATCCTCGTATCCTTACGTCGTCTTCCTGGTGCAGCAACAGCTATCTATGACCAAGCTAACGTTTCTGGAACTGCAACATTCGTCGGTGACGAACACGCAGCCCTTAGCGTATTGCTCAACAGACAGGCTAACTTGATCGCCCAACGCACACGTCGCGGTGCAGCTAACTGGGCAGTTGTTTCTCCAACAGCATTAACAGTTCTACAAAGTGCTACTACTTCAGCATTTGCACGCACAACTGAAGGTGTTTTTGAAGCCCCAACTAACACCAAGTATGTTGGTATGTTAAACAACTCTATGCGCGTTTATGTTGACCAATATGCATCTGATACTACTCCAGTATTACTTGGATATAAAGGCCAAGGCGAAATCGATGCGGCTGCGTATTATTGCCCTTATGTTCCGTTGACTTCTTCTGGCGTTGTTATTGATCCTCAAACCTTCGAACCTGTAGTCTCCTTCATGACAAGATATGGTTATCTCGAACTTATCAACAGTGCGAGCAGCCTTGGTAATGCAGCCGACTACTTAGGATTGGTTGGAATCAACACAGCTAATCTGAAATTTTTGTAGGAATATTGCGTTTATCGCAAACTTTTCGCAATTATCGCAAAGAATGGGC